AGAGGGTATTGAACCCGACTCAGAAGAGTACTATACTGAATTGGACCGAAGACTTCGTGATGAATTTCCGAAGCACTTCGCGGATGAGCAATCATCTAACCAATCTTCCAGACAACAGCGTTCCGCGCCTGCTGTTGCACCTGCCACCCGTAGTTCGGGAATAAATAGTGCGCGCCGAACTGTCCGGTTATCGCCGAGTCAGGTTGCTATTGCAAAAAAACTGGGTGTTCCTCTCGAGGAATATGCCAAGTACGTAAAGGAGTAAGAACATGGGCAAAGAAATCACTATCGACCGCGCAACCCGCAGCACGACCACTCGTGCCAAAGATGAGCGTCGCAAGCCATGGGCACCACCCTCACGTCTTGACGCACCACCCGCGCCTGAAGGTTACGAGCACCGTTGGATTCGTGCAGAAGTCAACGGCCATCAAGACAAGCAGAACGTGTATTCCAAGTTGCGCGAAGGTTATGAACTCGTGCGTTTGGAAGAGTTGCCTGATGAATATCAGTCAATGCTCCCTACATTGGAAGAAGGAAAGCATGCTGGCGTAGTAGCCGTTGGTGGACTCTTGCTTGCAAGAATCCCCAAGGAAACGCTACAAGAGCGCGCAGAGTACTTCCGCCGCAAAGCGCAGGATCAGTTGACGGCAGTGGACAACGAGATGATGCGTGAGAACGCTCACTCTTCAATGCGAATTCAATCACCCGAAAGAAGTTCGCGCACAACTTTCCGTCAACCGCAAGGTTGATAACCCAAACTCGTAGGAGCTAAACAAATGGCAAACACAAATACGCCTTTTGGTCTGCGCCCTGTCGGTAACTTGTCAGCCACTGGCGCTCAAAAGCAGTACGGCTACCAAATTGCCAACGGTCAGGCCGGAGCCATCTATCAAGGCGACTTAGTCGTCGTGTATGACGGTTACATCATCAAGTACGATCCAGCTACACATGCCGCCCCAACAGGCGTCTTCAACGGCTGCCAGTACAACGACCCAACTCGTGCAAACAAACCCACTTGGAAGAACTACTACCCCGGTAGCATTACGACCAATGACGGCTTGATCATTTGCGAAGTGTTGGATGACCCCAGCCAATTGTTCTTGGTGCAAGCTGACGGCTCTGTCGTTGCAGCAAACATCGGCAAGAACGCTGATCCAACCGCTTCCACCACTGGTAGCACAACTTCTGGTGTGTCGAACGGCTCTTTGAGCTCTGCTTCTATCGCCAAAACCGCCGCATTGACATTCAAGATTGTGGGCATCAGCACCAATCCTGAGAATGCATTTGGCAACTACGCTGTTGTAGTTGTGAAACTCAACCAACACCAGTACGGTAGCGTCGGTGTTGCATCTGACGGAGCATAATCATGGCTATTACACGTTCACAACTTGTTAAAGAGCTGGAACCCGGCCTGAACGCTTTGTTCGGCTTGGAGTACAAGCGCTACGAAAACGAGCACGAAGAAATCTTCGCAATCGAGACTTCTGACCGTGCATTCGAAGAAGAAGTTATGTTGACAGGCTTCGGCTCTGCCCCAGTGAAAACTGAAGGCGCTGGCTTGCAATATGACAACGCAATCGAATCGTTCACTGCTCGCTACACCCACGAAACCATCGCCATGGCGTTTGCCCTGACCGAAGAAGCCGTTGAGGACAACCTCTACGACCGTCTGTCTGGCCGTTACACCAAAGCTTTGGCTCGTTCGATGGCAAACACCAAGCAGGTCAAAGGCGCTTCTGTGTTGAACAACGCCTTCACTGGCGGTGCTTATGCAGGCGGCGACGGCGTGGCTTTGTGCTCTGACGCTCACCCAACAGCCTTGGGCCCCAACTTCAGCAACACTCCTGCTGTCCCTGCTGACTTGAACGAGACTTCTCTCGAGCAAGGCATCATCGACGTGGCAGCGTTCACTGACGAACGTGGCTTGCGCGTGGCTTTGACCGTGCGTAAGATGATCGTTCCTAAGGAACTGCAGTTCACTGCAGAGCGTTTGATGAAGTCCACATTGCGTACCGGCACTGCCGATAACGATGTGAACGCCATCAAGTCTATGGGCTTGGTCCCAGAAGGCTACGCTGTCAACCACTTCTTGACAGACACCAACGCTTGGTTCTTGATCACTGATGCGCCTAACGGCCTGAAGATGTTCGAGCGTTCGCCAATCAAGACTGCTTTCGAAGGCGACTTTGACACTGGTAACGTCCGTTACAAGGCCCGTGAGCGTTACAGCTTCGGCTGGTCTGACCC